GGGGTATGTTCAAACTAAAGCCTCCAAAAAGGTTACAGATAAATTCATTACACGTGAGCAGAAAATCTCTCTTAGTGCACCTTTTAAAACTGTTGGTGAACAAGCTAAAGTTATAAATCAAATAAAATCTAATGTTCAAGTTAGACAACTAAATAGAACTTTAAGAAGTACAAAGAAAGATACTAACTATAAAACCTCTACAACTATCACTAATCCAAATAAACTTAAGAAGACTAAGAAAATACTTAAAGAACCCAACGTAGAAGAATATGCTGGTGATGTTAAGAGCTATGTTAAACAAAGGAACCAAAAGAAAAAGTAATGTCTTACAGCAAGAAAGTAATTGAACACTATGAAAAACCGAGGAATATTGGTAGCATGGATAGTTCTAGTATCGCTGTCGGTACTGGGCTTGTGGGTGCACCTGAATGTGGCGATGTAATGAAACTCCAGATACTAGTGGAGAACGACAAAATAGTTGATGCTAAATTCAAGACCTTCGGGTGTGGAAGTGCGATAGCTTCTTCCAGTTTAGCAACAGAGTGGGTCAAAGGTAAGACCTTAGATGAAGCACACACTATTAAAAATACTCAGATAGTGGAGGAACTCTCGTTACCCCCAGTTAAAATACATTGCTCTGTGTTAGCAGAGGATGCAATCAAAGCAGCAATTAATGACTACAAAGGTAAATATGTGTAAGTGTGACCCGTGTACGTGTAACCCATGTGACTGTAAAGGAACTAAATGAAAGCACCACAAGAAACCCTAGAGAACCTACATTCTCAGGTGGCACTAGAACTCTCTGACAGAATCAGTAGCGGGGAAGCATCTAGTGCAGACATGAGTAACGCAATTAAGTTCCTCAAAGACAATGGGATAGAAGGCTTACCTGTACAGGATAGTCCTCTTGGACACTTAGTTAATGTGCTCCCATTTCCCAAGAAAGACAAGTTGCAAAAAGTCTTAGCGGACTGCTGAGTGTACCTAAAATCAAAATCAGGATACACAGGTACCCCTGGTTAATCTTCTTTCGTTACAGAGCGATCTGAGCACTCTATGAGGTAATCTAATGCAAACTAAACACACAGAATTGATCCAAGACTTCCGTAACTTCCTCTTTGTGGTGTGGGAACACTTGGGGTTACCAGAGCCAACTCCTGTTCAGTATGACATTGCTGAGTACCTACAGGATGAAAACGAGAAGAGAATAGTTATTGAGGCATTTCGTGGTGTAGGCAAAAGCTACATAACAAGTGCATACGCATGTCATCAGCTTTTGCTAAATCCTGAAGTTAAGATACTTGTGATCTCAGCTTCCAAGATTAGGGCAGACGACTTCAGCACATTCACCATGCGTCTCATAACGGAGATGCCAATATTGCAACACTTGACACCAACTGGTTCCCAAAGGCAGTCCAAGATTAGCTTTGACGTTGCTCCTGCTAAAGCATCCCACAGTCCCTCTGTTAAGTCAGCAGGTATCACAGGTCAACTAGCTGGTAGCCGTGCTGACATAATCATTGCTGATGATGTGGAGATTCCAAATAACTCCATGACTCAGACCATGAGAGACAAGATTAGTGAGGCAGTCAAGGAGTTTGACGCAATCCTGAAACCTGATGGACGAGTGATTTACCTTGGTACACCTCAGACAGAGATGTCTCTTTATGAAACACTACCAGAGAGAGGGTACAAACCTTTGATTTGGCCCTCAAGGATACCTAAGAACCCAGATAAGTACCTTGATAGGCTTGCTCCCATTGTTAAACAGAAGATTGAGGATGGGGAAGAAGCAGGTCTTCCACTCGACCCACTCAGGTTTGACGACCTAGACCTGACTGAAAGAGAACTCAGCTACGGACGCTCCGGCTTTGCACTTCAGTTTATGCTGGATACTGCGTTATCAGATGCAGATAGGTACCCTCTTAAACTGGAGGATCTCATTGTGATGGACGTTGATAATGACAAAGCTCCAGAGAAATTGGTGTGGGGAAGATCAAGGGACAAGATCATTGACATACCTAACGTAGGATTACCGGGCGATTATTTCTACCCTCCTATGCAAATAGTGGGCCAATATGTAAGTTATACTGGATCAGTCTTAGCCATTGACCCAAGTGGACGAGGTAAAGACGAAACAGCATTTGCAGTAGTTAAAATGCTCAATGGGACACTCTATGTCATAGACTTTGGTGGAATAGAGGGTGGATACTCAAATGATACCTTACAAGCCTTGAGTGTGCTAGCTAGGAAATACTTGGTTAACCAAGTGTTGATTGAATCTAACTTTGGTGACGGGATGTTCATGGAACTCCTTAAACCCACACTCACTAAGATTTACCCTTGTACAATAGAAGAAGTTAGACACAACATCCAGAAAGAAAAGAGAATCATTGACACACTAGAGCCAGTAATGAATCAACATAGGCTAGTCATTGACCAGAAAGCCTTGGAAAGAGACTACACCTCTGTTCAACACTACCCACCTGAGTCACAAAGCAAATACATGCTTGCACATCAGATGACTAGAGTGACAAAAGAGAAAGGTGCCCTAGTTCATGATGATCGTCTTGATGTCTTGAGCATGGCTGTGAGTTATTGGGTAGAACAAATGGCTGCTGACGTAGACATAAAGATTCATGAGAGAAAAGATTACTTACTTGATAAAGAATTGGAAAGATTCATGGAAAATGCTGTTAATCCATTAGGATACCCTAGTGAACCTGAGTTTCCTACATGGAGTAACACCACCTTCTAACAAAAGAGGACATTATAGGTACAAGTGAGTACACAATGTGTATATACTAGGTTACTTTTGTGTGTGTAGGTTCCTATTTGTACAAATGTGTACTCACTTTGTGCTAACATGTGGATATTTTGGTAAAAAAATGGGAGACCCTCATCGATACGTGCGTGCGTCAATTTACCCCGGTGCAACTTGGGTACACATATTTGTATATTTAAATATTTAAATGGGTGCCCGCTTGTGGATCGTAGGATTTACATATGCCTACATATGGATACTCAAGTATTCAAATATTCACACATGCAGATACCCAAGTATACAAATGTTTGCATGTTTGGTGACATGGGGATACATGTGTTTAAACATTTGTATATCTGAATGTTTACATATGTAAATGTTTGTATGTCCATCTATTTTTTTAATCTCACTCAATGAGACCAGCTAAACATATGCAAACATCTGTATACTTAAATATTCGGCTATTTATAAAGTGAAAATTAATTACGAATAAACTTGACACCTTGTCCAATTTTGATATAATGAAGTTAGAAAGTTAAATAAGACTAACAAACAAGGTGAAATCATGAACGAACACATAACTTTATTAGACGAACTGGAAACAGTAGAACTTGACAAGGCTGATCAAATTGCCTTGAAAGAGATTCTACACGCAACCAGTTGGAATGAAGAAGATAGTGAGCAGTTCAAATATTTTATTCAAAATAACGAATAAAAAACTTGACAACTTGCATACTTCTGATATAATGAAAGTAGAAGTTAAAAAAGCTCTTGGATAACTGAATCTGTTACACTTTGAGACCTTGCATAACTAAACGAGGTTGAAATGCTAAATCCAGTCATTGATACAATTATTAACTACGGTGAAACAATCGGTTCACTTGAGTATGTAAAAACTATTATTGATGTTAGGAACAAGGCACACGAGCAAAAACGGTTCATTCAGAAAAACCGTTTGTCCGTGGGTCGTGAGCTTGAAATGGAATTAATTGTCTTATTTCAAAAAGTTGAAAACAAGTGTAATGAAAAACTAATGGGGCTTACTCAAGCTAATTATGGGTAACTAACTTAGCGAGGTCTCAAAGTGTAGCAGATTAATGAAACACACAAGGTAACAATGAAACGCATTGAAATTGATGGTGTGCGTTATCGTGTGGTTGCATTATCAGAAGCTTCATCTTATGTGAAAACTTCAAGTGTATGGGATGCAATTCATACAGGAATGAGACCTTGCAGGAATGTTAAGGTCTACATGGCACATCTAAATCGACAGCGTGTGAGACACTCGGTATCGTATGGTAAAGAGCCGTTTCCACGTAATTATTAACTGATCTTTGACAACTGAATAAAGCTAGTGTGGATAGCAGGGTGGGCTTGCGTGGAAGCGGTATGCAAGAGTATAGCTAGCTTTACAGATTTAATAGGAGAACTATTACTTCGGTGGAATGAAGGACTGATTTGTTCTGATCAAGACAAATAACCTTCGCATGTACACAAGTAAATAGGTGGAGGCTACTAAGATGGCATAATTAGTAAGTCCAAAGGCTTAGTAAGTCGGGGAACAACTTAAGGTAGTAGCGTATACTCTTGGAGAGCGTAAGAGCCACGATTCTCAAACTAGATATACTATTTTCTAGCGTAGGATTCGTAGAGCAAAGTGCCTAATAGACAATGTACGCTACTATCAATACTTAAGCTAGTCACACTTTTCTAGGTTATGTGTGTCTGGTTCTTTGAAAAACCTAGTATTATCAACTAGTAATGGAGAATTGAAATGCGTTATATTTCAAACATTACTGGTCTCTATGAACAACCTTTGCATAACCATAACTTGCACGTAGGACAATGGGTTCGTACTGGTAAGAGTGGTAAGATGACTGCTAAAGGTGTATTCATGGGTACCATTCTGGGCAAGCCTGTATTCGTACAGGATTTTGGGGAGTCCAGACCCATTTTCATGCAACGTATGCATGA